AAGTTGTAGATCAATATGGAAAAGTTGATGAAGCACAAAGCGAATATTACAATAAAGCAATAAAATTTCAAAATGATATGAATGAAAGTCTTTTAACTAATAGAGCTGAAATGGAAAAATATCAAGCTATGTATTTTTCTATGCTTAAATCTCAAAACATAAATAAAAATAAATCATACTTTATGTCAGAAAACTTAACAAAGGCAGGGTATGATATTGCATCGTTATATAACCTAGACGTTAGTGATGCAATGAATAAATTAAAATCTGGATTAGCAGGGCAAGTTGAATCATTAAGAAAAATAGGAATAGATGTATCTGAAAGTGCTTTGCAAAATGTATTAAATGAAGCTGGAATAGATAGAAAAGTCCAACAGTTATCTTATGCTGAAAAAGAAATCGTCAGATATAATGCTATAATGCAACAAGCTTCACAGGCACAAGGTGACTTCGTAAAAACGATGGATAACTCTGCCAATCAAATAAAAATGTTTAAAAACCAATTAGCAGAGTTAAGACAAGTTGCAGGTGCATTTATTGTTAATACATTTGGAGGAATTATAACTTATGCTACAGCTGTCATAATGGTAGTAAAAGAAATATTAAAAGCATTTGCTAATTTGTTTGGATATGATTTAGACACAAGTGGAACAACAGGATTAAGTGGTGTTTCTGACACAGTTGGAGATATAGGTACTGGGCTAGGAAATGCAACTAAAAAAGCAAAAGAATTTAAAAAACAAATAATGTCTTTTGATGAAATTCATAACATAGAAGTGCCAACTTCTTCAGGAGGAAGCTCAGGCTCTGGAGGAGGTTCAAATTATGGAATTGATAGTAGATTACTTGAAAACTTAAAAGGTTGGGACAATAAAATGGAAGGCATCAAAAGTAAAGCGTCTGAAATAAGAGATAAAATGCTTGAATGGCTTGGATTTAAAAGAGATGATAAAGGTGGATGGAAATTAGAAGAAGGATATACTAATTTTGAAAAAATATTAGATATTGTTAAAATGATAGGTTTGGCATTATTAGCTTGGAAAGTATCAGATGCAGTTACAGGAATATTTGGAAAATTAGGTATATTAAATGGTACACAATCATTTCAAATTGCATTTGGATTAACTTTGACATTGTCTGGAATATTTGCTCAATGGAAAGGCACAAAACATCTGTTAAATGGAAATGTTGATTTATTTTCAATAATGGAAACTTTGTTAGGAACAACAGGGGGAACCTTTGGTATTGCAAGTATACTAAGTGCAACAAAATTAGGAAAGACATTAGCTTTGCCAAACAAACTTGCTATTGGACTAGGAGTTATGCTTACAATTCAAGGAATCCAAATTTTAATAGATGGAATAAAGAAAAAAGATTGGAAAGAAAAAATATTAGGTCGACTAGAAACAAGCACAGGTGCAGGAGTAACAATAGGATTTTTAAAAGGAAGTTGGGTTCTTGGTTTAAAAACAGCACTATTAGTTGCAATTGGTTCACTTTCTTTTGAAAAAGGTTTAAATATAGGAAACTGGCTAAAAGAAAACTATGGAGACAGTATAAATTGGTACGTCAAAAAATTCAATCTCGACTTAGACAAAGATAATCTTGCTATAAAAGCTATAAAAATAGCAGGAATTATTCTAGGAACTATAGGAGATGCAATAATAGATGGATTAAAGAGTGTAAGTAAATGGGTTGCTGAAAAAGCCAAAAAAATTGGAGAAGACGTAATTAATGGTGTAAAAGATGGAATGAAAATCTTGGCAACAAATCCAATATTTACTGCTATAAAGGAAACAGTTGAAAAGATAATTGATACATTTAAATCTTTATTTGGAATACATTCTCCTTCAACAGTGATGAAAGAACAAATTGGACAGAACCTTATTTTAGGACTTATTGAAGGAATAAAAAGTAAAATAGAAGATCTAAAAACTAAAGTTAAAGAAGTCGCTGGAAATGTTATAGAATGGTTTAAAGGGAAAATTGAAGGAATACGAGAACAAGGAAAAACAGTTATATCAAAAATAAGATCAGGCATATCGGAAAAAGTCTCAGACTTAAAAGATAAAGTCAAAGAAATAGGCGGAAAAGTTAAAGAATGGTTTGATGGAAAATTTGACAAGTTATCTGGAAGTGGGAGAAATATTATTTCAAATATAAAAAGTGGAATTGCTGAAAAGGTAAGTAATTTAAAAGAAAAAATTCAAGATGTTGCGGGAAAAGTAAAATCTTGGGTTGAAAGTAAGTCGAAAGAAGCAAAAGAAGCAGGAAAAGCTATAGTTACAGGAATCTCAAGTGGTATAGAAAATGCAAAAAATAATGTAAAGACTACAATTAAATCATTAGGAAGTAATATAGTAGGATGGTTTAAAGAAAAATTAAACATCAAATCTCCATCAAGAGTAATGAGAGATATGGTTGGTAAATTTATACCTCTTGGTATAGCAGAAGGTATTGATGAAGAAAGTAAATCAGTATATTCAAGCATAAAGGAATTAACGCAAGGTATTATAGTAAATACTAAAGATATAGCAATTGATACAAACCAATACATTGATTACGGAGCGATTAATGGTCAAATTCAAACACAAAGTTCTGTTTCGATTAATGATAGTATTTCTGAAAAAGTTGCACAGGCAAGTTATAATGCTTTTATTAGAGCAATGAGAGATGAAGGAATAAACGTTAATATAGAAGCAAAAACAGAAGAAGGAATAATAGTAAAAAGAGCTTCAGAAGGTTTTAGAGACTATGTAATGCAAACAGGAGAACTACCTTTTCCTGTTCCAGTATAAGGAGAGATAAACTAGGTATGTAGAACAACTTATAAAAGTAGATAACAAAGACTTAACTAAATATTTAAAAGATGAAGGTTATGATGTTGAATGGTATGATGTTTCTTATGACAGTGGAAGAAATGCTAAGGGTTGTATGCACTATAACCCTATAGCAGATAAATATAAAATAATTCTACATACTAGATATTTGACATCAGAAGAATTAGTTGATTTCTTTTCTACTATAAAAAATTTAAAAGAGTTAAGTGTGAATTTTTTCTGTCCATATACAGGGACTAAAAAAACAATTAATTGTTATAGAGGAGACAGAAAAGTTACTATGAAATGGAACAGAACAGATAAGGGAATTTTGTATAATCCTATAGATATAAGTTTAATAGAATTGTAGGTGAAACTAGGTACGAAGTAAGTAATGCTTTTAAAGAAGAATGTAAATCAAATTTTGCAACAAATAGACAAGGTAAAATCCATATTGTAGAAGATAATATAGATATAATGGGAGAAAATTATGAAGGTAAATTAGTCAACTTTACAATAGAAGATAATTGCTATGTAAATGACAACTTTTTAGGAACAACAGTTGCAAAAAAAATTACTTTAAACATATTAAACCCTAATAATGAAATAAATTTGGAAAATAAAGAGATACAAGCATTTATGGGAATAAATAATGAATATGTTCCATTTGGAAATTTTATTGTAGAAAAACCTACAAATGAAGAAGTCAAAGAGATAGCAAATTTTGTAGGGTATGACTATATGATTAAGTTTAATACGAAATATACAGATAAAGGGGCATATCCTACAACATTAGGAGCATTTTTCCAAAGTTTATGCAGTCAAGTAGGACTAGAAGCAGGAAATACTGATTTTATAAATTCTGATTATGTAATAACTGGAAATCCATTTACAAACAATGAAGATTGCAGAACGGTTTTAAGTAATATAGCTCAATTAGCTGGTGGAATTGCTAAAATAGGCAGAGATAATAAAGTATATATAAAATCTTTAGATGTAGATGGAGATGGTCTAGAAGAACTAGATGGAAATAATTATTTTACAGATTTTCAAAAAAATCAAGAATGGGGAGAATTAAATTCATTAGTTTTAAGAATTTCAGAAGTAGAGGGAGAAAATACTACTATGCAAGATTCTAGTAGTATAGAGCAAAATGGACTAACAGAAATGACAATAACAGATAATGCTTTTCTTCCAAATGAAAATGCTAGAGAAATGGTAATTACTCAGTTATGGGATGGACTAAAAGGATTAAAATATTTACCTTTTAAAACAAAATATTATGGTTATCCTTATTTAGATGCAGGAGATAAAATCGTAATAAAAGATAACGAGGAAAATGAATTTTATAGTTATATATTAAATCATACAATAACTTATAATGGTGGATTTGACGGAGATATAGAGACTTCTGCAATGACAAAAACACAAACGGCATATAAAAACATTACAACTATAGGCGAAAGATTTAAAAGAACAGAAATTATTGTTGATAAGCAGAATCAAGTAATAGAAAGTGTAGTAAGTAATGTAGAAAATCAAAACAACAAAATTGCAAGAGTTGAACAAACGGTTGATTCTTTAAATTCTAAAATCAGTGATATAGCAGATATAACGACATCACAAGAGAGCAATTCAGGGAATTTAACATTTGAAAATATAAATCAGTCAGAACCTATACATATAGAAATAAGACCTTTGGGAGAACAAATAAGCTATTTATATCCGTTTGATTTATTATATCCAAGTGATAGCTTGTTTATAAAATTAAGGACATTGAGATTTATTAATACAGACACAAATGAAATATTTGATTATGAATTACCAGATGACTTATTGTATTATGACTCTGAACATTATGATAGTTTTGTTTTAGATTATGATAGTCAAACTATATATATAAATAAAAAATGTAAATATAATTCTTCTACTGGAGAGGTAGAATTATTAACTAGTGAAAGAATAGACGAATATACTTATCCTACTATTATCTTAACGGATGGAGATTATACTGTTCAAATGCTCAAATACGATAATACGCCATATAACTGTTATTTAATGGCAAGGCTTATGAGTCAAAATATTTATACTACACAGTTTGCAACGAAAGCAGAAATGAGTAGTGAAATCAATCAAAGTGCACAAGAAATCTCTACTAAAGTTTCACAAGAGTTTGAAACCAAATCAGATGCTAACTCAAAATACTCTCAAATAACACAAACTACAGACAATATAAGCACACAAGTTTCAAAAAAAGTTGGAAATGATGAAATCATATCAAGGATAAATCAATCTGCTGAAGCTGTCTCAATAAATGCAAACAAAATAGATTTATCTGGTAAGACAATAAATCTAACAGGAGATAACATAGCAATACAAAGTAATAACTTTAATGTTGATAAATACGGAAATTTAACTTGTTCATCAGCTTCTTTAAGAAATGCATCATTAACAGGGGGAGATTTAAATTTTTATGATACTGATAATAGAATAGTAGGGAAAATACAACGTGCTACTTCTACTTATAATGGTACGAGTGCACAAGCTTTAATGTTAAGCTGTTTGAAAAGCACAACTCCAACATTTTTTATACAATTCCATAATTCTAATGGAAGTTTAGTGGAACATCCTGTTCTAGAGATATATCAAAAAGCTAACAGTTATTTTGATGAATATTCTTCTGGTACTGGTTATGTACATGTAGTTGAAGTAGAGGGAGCTATTCAACCTAGGGTATTGTCAACAGATAATATTCAACCTACAAGTAGAAGCAAAAATGCTCTAATTAGTTTTTCTAAAGGAATTTCAGTTGATGGAAATGTGTATGCTAATTCGTTTGTTAACAGTTCCAAAGAGAGTTTAAAGAAAAATATAAAAAAATGTCCAGAAAATATTTTAGAAGTAGTAAAAAATAGTGAAATATATCAATTTAATTATAAAACAGAAGAAAATACAGATAAGAAACATTTAGGTTTTATAATTGGAGATTTAGGAGGAAAATATAACACTCCAGAACAAGTAATATCTCAAGATAAGAATGGTATTGATACTTATGACATGATATCAATGTTATGGAAGGCTTTTCAAGAGTATGTTGAAAAAACAGACAAAAAAATAGAAGAATTAGAGAAAAGATTGGAGGAGAAGTAATGTTAGTTTTTGAAAATTCACCAAGCAAGAATACTCCTATAAATGAAACTAATTTAAATAAAATACAAACTGTTCAAACAGCTATAATAACAACAAGTACAACTATAGCTCAGAATACGAATTATACAATTCCACTTAAATATAGAGTTGGAGATAATAGTTTAGAAGTAATTTATATGGGTGAACGATTAATTAAAGGGACACACTACATAGAAGTAGGAAACACAGGTTCAGTATCAAACACGATACAGTTCTACGAATGGGGACAAGCAGTACCAAGTGGAAGAACAATAGAGTTTATAGTGAGAGGGGTGTATGAGTGATGAAAGCTAATATCGAAAATATAAAAAATGAATTAGCAACTTTAGATAATAAGATAGAAGGAAAAATATTGTATGAAGATTTTTCAATTACAGAGATTAATCAAATAACAGAATTAACTTTAAATGATGACTTATCAAAGTATTCTTATTATGAAATATTGTATTCAAGATACAGGAATGCAGACAATTGGATGTCAACGGGAAAAATTCCTGTAGGTAAAGGTACATTCCTTATTTCACCAGAGGGTGAAAACTTTTATAGAGATATACAAGTTCCATCGTCAGGGAATATTGTTGAAGTAACAACAGGAAATGGAAATGATAGATGTATTCCGAGAATAATGAAAGGATACAGATAAGGTGTTTACAATAAAAGTAAAAATAAAGAAAGGAAGATTTAATATGAATAAAAATCTCGTAAGCCTTGAGGCTGTACACACACACACACACACACACACGGATAATTTAAAAACGAATGGAGGTGTTAAATGATGGCACTTCCAAATTATGAAAAGAATATAGTATCAGATATTTCAGTTACATCATATTTAAAGGAAGGTAGTGTTAATGCATATAAAATAGGGGATTTAATTATTGTTAAAGTATTTGGCAGCATGGAAGATAAAATGCCAGATATTTGGATGGACTATCCAATTGCAAAATTAAACGGTGTAAAAGCAAGTACAATTTCATCAGCACCAATAGTAGACCAAGTTACAGGTCTATGTGCGGATTTACAAATTGAAGAAAACTCAGATACTATTAATATAAATAAAAGAGCTGTTTCGACAATAAGGGGAGAATGGCTTAGAGGGGAATTGATTTTTAAAAAAAATTAGTAGTAACTCTTTGCGAATAAAAATAAAGAAAGGAGAGTAGCTTATGGATATTACAATGCCAAGAGGAGACTATAGACCATTTAAATTTAAAATAAAAAACAAAGATACAACAGACTTCAATCAAGATGTCGATGAAATATATATAACATTTAAAAGAAATCGTAATGATAAAGATTTCTTATTTCAGAAGAGATTAAGCACTGGAGATATAACAAAAGATGAAGAAGGATATTATCACTTTTCAATTTTACCAGAAGACACTGATGAATTAAGTTATGCAAAATATGTTTTCGATATAGAAATATGTAATGAAAATCCTAAAATCAAACAAACTAAAACTGGAACACTTCAATTGACTGATGAAATAACTCATACTGAAAATGAGGTGG